AATGGATTCAAAAGACAGGTTGATAGTACCCAAGTATATCTCGACCGATTCATTAAAAGAGGATATACGGGGCGTACTGTTACAGATGCCATGATAGCTCGTAGTAAAAGTCTAGTAGATGAGGGGGAGGGAATATTTACTGATGTGGACCTAGGGAAGGTTATCCCGGGGCTTGAGCAGTTAGGGTTGATAACGACACGGATGAAAAGAGGAGTTGAGTATGGGATTAAAGCTTCTCCCGAGACATTAGAAAAACTAAAACTGTTGCATAAAGCTCTTCATGGTGAGGGAAATTCTGTTCAAGAATTGCAGGACCAGTTCCCCGAGTTATATGACCATTTCAGGGTCATAAGGATGCGTATGGATCAAGAAGAGCTAGAGACTTTAGTAGCAAATGATTTGAACCTTGATGAAGCTACCAAAGCGATGAAGATGGACGAGTTAGCAGCCTCTTGGGAGACTCGTAGAGGTGCGGAAGCATACTTCTACAGGGGGTGGAAAGCTCCTGCTTGGATAGAAATCTTAGAAGAATACATGATTAAGCATAACATAAGCCCGAAACTGCAAGCTGATTTAATTGCGGGTACTGCTGACGATTACTTAATGCAAAAGCATTCGAAGAAAATAAGAGCATGGGATGCTAAGGCTGGCGTACCAAAAGCTGAACAGGCTATGGAATCACCTATAGACTTGATGAGGAGACTGGAGCCGTTCCAACGTTCTAGGGTTGATGCTACATTTGAAACCATGGTAGATACAGGATTTGAGCCTCTATTCTGGAATCCCTATGAGCAACTCCGTACTCGTGTGATGCAGGGTCAAAGGCATCGTATATACAATGCTTACATAAATTTCCTATTAAAACAAAACCTTGCTGTAAAGGGAGCTGACTGGAGACCTGACCTCCATTACTTCTATAGAGTGCCAGCCTTGGGTAAGCTATGGGAAGGGCCTGCTTCCGAGATAGACCCGAGGCGTATCGAAGGTGCTATGCACCCTGATGTAATGAGAGCTGATATCAAGCATACACAAGAACTAAATAACGCAATATTTGTAAGACCCGATATAGCAGACAACCTTGAAGTTGAGTTTGGGATTATGAGTGTTGGGGGGACCTTAGTTGAAGAATTCGGTGAAGCGGGTGTAAGAAGGCAGGCACGATTACGTTCAATAGGAAGAAACCGAAAAGAACAAATGGAGTTCATTCGAGAACTTTTAGCATATCAACCTCCTAGAAAGGAGAAGGTTAGACGGGCTATAGGGCAGGCTGTCCGAAGGGGTATAACAGCAGAGATTAGGACTCCCGCCCCAGACTGGTTTGCTGTTAGGAACCTGCGGAAGTTTAATATATATCGAGGCCTAAACCATATAACAACACCCCTGAAATTAACTAAGTTATTTGGGTCTCCCTTCCAAGCGTTTGACATGCTTTACACTTCTTATGGTCCTCGTGTGCTAGGAATAATAGATATTTTAGCTAAGGGAACAAGGCAACGAAAATACCAGAGTCAGAGACTGGCATCTATAGTAGATCATATCCCCGAATCAGATAGGGTACTAGGAGTTGCAGACTCCATAGTAGATTCTACTGTTGACTCAGGCAGAGCTTTTAAAGCTATGCTTAACGGGAAAACTAGGGATGATATTGCAGACCAGATTTTTGGAGACGAGGGTAAAGTCCCTCTAACGATGTACAGTGACGCAAACCCAAGAAGTCTGGAACCCGGGTCATCGGGTCAGGGTATTCATGTGTACGGAGTATGGGAAGCTGGGGTCAATATCGGGGGGAGCGAATACTGGTTTGCTAATCTAGAACCTGCTGGGATGCTCAAGCAGTTAGAAGAGATAAGTCTTTCTCAAGGATTTAGGCAAGCACCAAAGGTAGCTCAAAGAGAATTTATGCAGGTAGTTCGAGCGATGCGGGATGGCCTGTTTGACGGTGTTTATCCTCAAGCCATGATAAGTGTAATTAAGGGTCACAAGGCACACCAAATTGTACAGGCGTTCCCACATTATACAGATGCTCAGATTAATGCAAAAATTGCTCATGACATTAACCAGATGTTTAGGATATATCCTCAGCACTACAGTAACTTTCAATCCCCTCTAACCCGGTGGCTACTGCAAAACCTATTTGCATTTGCCCCCGGTGAATATGAAGGTATGGCACGACTGTTTGCATCTGCAGGACGAGGTCTAGTTGTTCCAATTAAGGAAGGCATTAGAGGAACCCCTCTACAAAGAGCGATAGCCCGCATCCCCGGACCCGGCCCTAGGATGGCAGCAGAGAGAACGGATAAGGCGAAGATGTTAGATAAGGGCGGTCAAATAGCTCTTAATACTATTATGGGGCAGATGATATATTATGCAATCCTAGCTGAGTTTGTTCATTTTAGTTCAACTCAAGGGGTAAGGATTGCAAGCGGAGAGGGCTTTGACCCTAGTGAAGGGCATCTGCCTTTTGCAAGATTTAACCCGGTCAGGAAAAGAAGATTTGGGGCACAAAGTGCTTTAGATATTGAATCTTACATTCCATTTGAAATGAATCCTGACTTTCTTACTTCTGATGTAGCTTTCGCAAGAGGACGTAACGGTACAAATGTTCAGGTAAATTTCCTTATGAACTGGGATTTCGCATTACGTGCCTTGGAGCCTAATAGTTTTATCTCTAATAGGCAGCCTGTACTTATGGCAGCATTTAATAATTATTTAAGTGGCTCAAACTACTACGGTAGAGATAACAACAGTTTTGGGGCTAGGACTCTGCAGTTTGGGATAGACATGGGAGTGCCTATCCAAGCTCAACATCTTGCTCTTGGTATTGGCAGGGCATTTGATATAGGTGCAGTGGATGAACGATTTGGTCCAACAGGAAGAGGAGGAGTTGCAGCTCCTTTCTTAAATATGACTGGTGCGGGAATGTTTAATGTTGAGGCCACTCGTGAAATGAGGGACCGGAGAGCCTCTGAGATGTTCGGATCAGGTAAAGAGGCTCGCCCTTTTAGACCCGACTTGCCAGCTACTCGAGAGTTAGGGGGCAGGGGTGCATCCTATGACGACTTAAATCTTTTTGAAAAATTACTGGTAGACTGGGCTGTTCCGATAGAACTGTTCGGAGCTTCTAGGTACTACGATCTTGAACCGTATCAAAAAGGTGATGTTGATGACACCTTGGATTCAGAGATAAGCCAGCGTCAGCGTGAACAATCTAGACTTATCCAAGAAGAAGGTGTTAACTACTGGGCTGAACGGCTAGCTGCAGAAGATGCTAGAGATTTAGTATTTGAACGCATTACATCTATATTACAAGGTAAGGGAGACTTGAAGGACCAAGAAGGTTACGATCCTAACACTCGATTTGTAATGGAAGACTTAAGGGAAATGCACCGAAATGCACAGGATACTTATTATGCTGCACTAGATGTAATCAACGAGAAGTTAGACTACGAAACAGAGGATACGTCTCCTCATTCAGGACGCCAAGCTCTTATAGACTACTATAAAATTAGAGACAACTACCAAGGAGATTTAACTAAAGAACAAATCATAAGGTTAGTTACAGAGCAGAAAGCGTTCATGAACAAGCTAAGCTATGATGATGCTTTCTACGTTACTCGTAATACGAATCTAGGTGCAGAAGATTTAATTAAGTGGTGGGGGCCAACTGAAACTACAAAAAGAAGTATATGGAATGACATATTATCAAACAATCAAGTTGTAAATAATACCCGCTCTATAGAGGCTCGTGCTCATCATATTTTGGGTTCTGTATGGAAGCGACCAAGGTAAGCAGACTATACGCATAAGTGCAATTTAGTTATACTATTAAATTAATGGAGGTGAAACATGGTTTCTGAACGAGCGGATGCACCAGTGCCAGACAGTTCTCCATCTGTAGAAGGACAGGGATTACTTGACCTAACTGCAGATGGGCAGGACATGCCTGACTTGGGTGTAGTGGATGACGCTCCAACTACAGGAGATACAGAGCCTCTGGAGGAAACGCAGATCGAATCTGCGCCACCTGCCAGTAGCCCGGCTCCAGTAGCACAACAGCCAGAGGTTGAGCAACCTCAAACGGTTGACCCGCAATCCTTTAACGACTTGCAGGAGCAGGTTCGAGTTCAAGAAGAAAGGTTACAGTATTACAATCAACTTGAGCAGAGAGCACAGGTTCAACAGCAAGTTAGCCAGTGGGAACAACACTTTGAACAGCAGGGATATCTTCCCGAACAGGCGCGGCAGATGGCTGAGGACAGGGCGAGTCGAACTCAACAGGTCGCACAAATGCAGCAGCAGGCCGAAGAACAGCGGATGTTTAGCTTAGGACAACGGAATGCTGCAGTGCATTATGCGAAACAATATAACCTAGGAGTTGAAGACCTGACAAAGCTGGAAAGGTTCATGACTCCCCAAGAGATGGAAGCAGAGGCTAAGAACATATCAGAGGTTAGAGACCTAAAGTCTCGACTGGCTAAGTACGAACAAGCAGAAGTGCCAGCTCAATCCTTTGATAACAATCAGTCTTCTCCTTCTGCATCTGGCTCCGAAGCTGATCTACTGGACAGGTATATAGCGGGTGACCGTTCTCCAGCAGCTCTTGAAGCCGCTAGAAAATATGCATTATAAAAAACTAACAGGAGGTTAGTAATGGCACAGACAGCGACAACTGGTAATCTAGAGAATGCCCAACGCATAATCATTGCGGCTGCTCGATATACCGAAGAGCACAACGCCCCCGCAATGGCTCTTATAGAATCCTTTAACCTGCCAAAGGGCGCAAAGCAGGTAACAGTTCCAAAGGTTGGACAGATGTCCATGAGTGATCTTGTCGATGGGCAAGACATTATTGACGAGGAAGAGATTGGCATGACCACGGTGGACCTTACGGCATCCGAGGTCGGAGCTAAGATAATCCTCACAGATAAACTCGTACGACAGAGCGCACCTAATGTTATGTCTATCGTAGGTAGGCAGCTCGGGGATGGCATGGCGAGAAAGAAAGATACTGACGTTCATGCTCTCTATTCCTCACTTAATGGAGGGACTACACTTGGAGCAGCAGCAGCATCCATGAGCCTTGCCAATACAGCAGGGGCTATTGCGTATGCAAAAGCCAACAAGTTTGGTTCTCAGGTGTACATTCTTCAACATCCTAACGCAGTATTTGATATAGCTAACACGGCAGTGACTGCCTCTAGCACGTATCCAGTACCTGCTGGATGGTCGGCAGAATTACTTGGTAACTTCTTCTCAGGTCTTAGGCCGCTTAACGGCGTACCTATCTTTGAAGATGGTAACCTTTCGGTCGACAGCTCTGATGATGCAATCGGTGTCATAGCCGACAAGAGTGCTCTTGCAGTTCTCAAGTCGGTAGATACCCGAACAGAACGACAACGAGACGCATCGTTAAGGGCTACAGAGGTAGTACTCACAGCGGACTACGGGGTTTTTGAACTCGATGATAGTCGTGGCGCAGCGTTGACCTTTGATGCAGCAGCTCCTTCAACTTCAGCGTAAAGGATTAGATAATGGTGGAATATAAGGACAGACGTGTGATGCGTCAGGAACTGGCAGCCAGTGGATATTCAATGGAATACTTGGATGAGTGGCAACCAAAGACGACATTGTATCGTCATGCTCCGGGTATGACCGTGAATGGTGACATAGCATTCCCTGTAGGGTCTGAAGTACCTAACGTACCGGGTAACCCTGACTATGTAATACGGAAGTCTAAGATAGGGATGCTTCCTTACCCACCTAATGATGCCTGTACTTGCAGGTGGTGTGTTGAGAGGGTGTCCGCAGAACCCTCAAGTGTTTATTCAAACAAACAAAAATGTACTGTGGATGGATGTGAGTATGAACCCGGAGATTCTGTGAAGAACCCGGCTAATAGCCTTAGAACTCACATGCAATACAAACATACGGTGTAAGTTTCTGCCCTTGTTGTAACGATTGACCGTGACAAGGGCGGGATAACAATAACGGTCAATCGCAGGGTGTATAAGAAACCTGTAAGGAGGATTTCGTAATGGCATTCCCAACAACGGTACAATTAAAAATGGGTATGGAAAAGGTAGAGACTTCTAGCCAGAAGCATAAACTAGGCACTC